TCTTTTCCTTCTTTGCGATGATGTACTTCAACATATGATTGACATTTAGGGCAAGATAGATTAGTTACAAAGTCATATGCATGGTCTTTACCATAAAACTCCTCTTCTAAATCGTGGTCTCCTCCCCAGATTAATTCAGTATTACAATGCCAACAATTCATTTTATTTTTATTATACTGTCTAACTATGCTAAAGTCAAGTTAAATTTCTATTCCCTTCTCCTCTCTAAGTATTTTTTTATAAGGACCGTCAGGATTCATATCTCTGACTTGTTTTACTTCTTTCAATAGATGATATAATCGTGCGTCTCCTCCAAGAGCGAGAGCATTTACGATTGTATCTAAATCTTTATCATTAATAGGTAATTCCATTAGGAAAAAAATAGTTCTAAGTTTACAGTTTTTTCAACATTCCAACCGATTGCATCCAAGATTGCCTTAAGAGGTTCGACAAAACTTTTATCAAACTGTAGGTCGTAATCGACATACTTGTTGAGACCAAGTTCTGTTGGAAAATCTTGAATGAATGAGATTACATTCTCTTGAATAATATTGGGTTTTTTAAGATAAAGGAACTTTACTTTTTCACCATTACCAATTAAAGAATACTTTCTGTCAAGTTTATTCTTTTTCACATAGTGATTAAAAAGTAATGCACCCCGTATATGTATAGGAGTTCCCTTCGCATATATCGTAGAATATGCTTTATACTTCTGAACATTCGATGCTGTGCGAGGAAATGCGATATCTTCAGGTGGTAATGTCTTGAATTTCTTACGACATTCATCAATATAATCAATTACCTCTTCTTCTGTTCCGTTCATCATTATCTTAAGTCCATCCTTAATCATCTGGCGACAAGGTGCAGGAGTTGATGACTTGACTGCCTCAATACCCATCATCTTCAGTTTAGGTTCATCATATCGAACACCTTCACTATCCCATACATTTAGAATATATCTTTTCTTTGCTGTCCAGATGCCACGTTCTGCGATGTTCTCTCTCTTCATAAACATCTTTTGGTCATATGCATTTACATAGTTGGCCAACGTTTCATAAGAACCCGTAATATACTTCTCAAATTCCATCTCACAGATCTTATTAAGGAACGACACAATGCTTTCATTAGTCGCCTCTCTCCCCTTGTATACAGTTTCACCCAGATTGAGGTAGATAGAGTCAGTATCACTAGCAATGACATAATCTTCATTCTCCGTTTTTAATATTTTGTTTAGGTACTTGTTCATACGATTTTCTATCCAACGGATAGAAACCTGACCTGATAAAGTAATTGCTTCGGCATTTGCTAATTTATAATACCTGAAGTACTGATTGCCGATAGCACCATAAGCAGAATTAAGAGATATCTTTTTCGCCATTTGGATGTTGTTGCATCTTGCAATTTCTTTTTCAAGTTCTTTCGTCGGAGTTTTTTCATATGCTTTCTTTGCTTTAATCATTCTTTTCTTGAAGATGACACGTTCATTATACATCTTCTCCATTAGTTCTGGTAAAAATCCACGAACATCTTTTCGATACATCGCACCATTTGCACAAACAGCATTATCTTTATACATCTCAAAAGTCAAATCTTCATCAAGAATTTTATCAACTGTAACTGATGGGTGTCTTGTATCTAATAAGGTTTCTGGAGAAATATTATACTGCATAATTAAATGCGGATATAGACTATTCAAGTCAAATGATACAACCCAATCATACTTGCCAGGTATTGGTTCCTTTACATATGCACCTGCATACTTATCATTTTTATTTGAGCGATTCTTTGGGGGAATCACAATGTTTCTCCTCTTCAAGTAATTGTAGATAATTGTATCCCACATTCTTACTTGATAGAATACATCCTCATAGTTGACCTTGGCATCATATGCCATCGTCAGTGCGAGTTCAATCAACTTCATCTTGTCCTCAAGACGGTCAACCAGTTCTACGTCAATGATGTTGTATTCTACAAACTTCTGCCAACCTTTTGTATAGAAGTCCTTGAACGTATCAAACTCTGAGTGGTCAAGTTTCTTTTGTCCAAGTTCAACACTTGCAATATAATCCAAACGATATGATTCTTGTGCCTTGTAAGTAAACTTCTTGTATAAGTCAAGATAGTCTAACTGAGATACACCACCAATATCATATGAGATATGTTTACGTCCCATAATATGAGTTTCTTCTTCAGTTACAAGACCCCAAGGTGACATTCTCTTCTTCAGTTTCTCACCAAGTATTCGGTCAATACGACGACAAAGATATGGAATATCATATAGTTTACTGTTCCAACCTGTGATAACCTCTGGTGTATTATCTTCAATCATCCACCAGTTAATAAAACTTGTAAGTAATTCGTGCTCGGTATTAAATCCTTTATAAATTACATTCTCTTGCTTATTATTATATGCCCCCCGACCCCAAGTACGAATCTGCTTTGTTGTATAGTCTTGAAGTGTAATAAGTAAAACTTCCTCTGCAGCAGATTCTACATCAGGGAATCCATTCTCTGATGCAACCTCAATATCAATTGTGGTTAATTTAATCTTTTCAATATCAAACTTAACTTCTACCTCTGGATATTTGTCAGAGATGTATTGATAGATATATCTTTCATTACCATAGATATTAAAGTTCTCTACCTCATTATAATTTTTCATAAACTCCCGACACTCACGAACAGTACCAGGTTCAACAGTCTCTACACTTTTACCGTCAAGTGTTCTATATTTTGATTTTCTTTTAGAGTCAACAAAAAGGGTTGGATAAAATTTCTCACGAGTAGCGAAGTGTTTACCATCTTCATAACCACGAATTAAGAAATGGTCTCCAACCATTTGTACGTTTGTATAAAATCTCATGAAGTGAGTTCTTTGTATTTTGCAATTACCTCTGATGTAGGATCTGCAATCGTAAGTATGTCTTCTGATCTTATCATAAATTCAATATCACTGGAAGCCTCTATTAGGGGTTTCATCTTTTCAAGAGATTCAAATACAACTGGATTAGTTAATTTACAATTTGGATTTCCCAATTCAGCATCAATCTCTTCAACCTCACTAATAAGAAGTTTGTCAACTTCCACCAAGATACATTTTATTGTTTTAGCCATTTAATTCCTCCTTTATACCAAATGCTTCACACTTATCTAGGAATAATTTTTTAACACCTTCAATCGGTTCTGCAATAGTCATTACACAATCAACTGGTAGAATATATTTTTTATCTGAGGATAAAATAATCCAAGGTGTTAGAAAAACATCAATGGGTGTTTTATTATCATCGGGTTTACGTTCCTCTTCAGTTAAAAAACTTTTTTGTTCCATTTTTACTCGATGTGGATTAGTTAAAAGATATGCGTGAGGTGATGCTTGATTTTTATCAGACACAAGTTCTTGCATTTCAGATATTATTGTTTCTCCACTTTTGAGTATTGTTAATTTAATAGACATTTTACAAATTAAATAAAGGGTAGATTCCTATAGCCGCTTATGCTGAACCTACCAAAGGGCATAACCGCAGCCAGTATTTCTCTGACAAATATATTATAGCACAACTTCACCAATTGTCCAACAATCATTTCCAATTAAACTCATTGCATCATTTACGTGCTCTTTGGCAACAACAACACAAAAACCAATACCTAGATTAAACACTCTACGCATTTCCTGTTCATCTATTTCACCTGCTGTCATTATCTTATTGAATATTTCTGGTCTTTCCCAAGAATTATAATCAACTTTAGCAGTTAATCCATCAGGTATTATTCGTGGTAAATTTTCAACAATACCACCACCAGTAATGTGTGCCATTCCAAGAACAGGGACTTTTTTTATAAGATACCGAACTAGTAAAGCGTAAATTCGTGTTGGTGTTGCTAACTCTGGCATATCTAAAAATGCAATCTGATGTCTCCATAACATATAATTTATCAAACTATATCCATTACTATGAAGTCCACTACTTGCGATACCAATTATCTTATCACCTTCCTTAATTTTGCTACCATCTATTATCTTATCTTCCTCTACAACTCCTGTGCAAAAACCTGCTAGATCATATCTCATAGATGAGTACATATCTGGCATTTCTGCTGTCTCTCCACCTAATAATGTACAACCTGACATCACGCAACCATTTGCAACTCCTTCAACAATTTCTTTTAATTTATCTGGTTCTAATTTACCAGTTGCAATATAATCAAGAAAATATAATGGTTCAGCACCGCAAGTAATTACATCGTTTACACACATGGCAACCAAATCAATACCGACGTTATAATGCTTATCCCATAACTGTGCAATATTTAATTTAGTACCTACACCGTCTGCACCAGATACTAACACAGGTTTCTTATATTTCTCAGGTATTCTCATCATACCATTAAAACCACCAAATCCACCCAAGACTTCTGATCTACGGGTGGACTCAATGGTTTCTTTGATACTTTTTACAAAAGAGTTTCCTGCTTCAATATCAACTCCAGATGATTTATAATCCATAACAAATAATAGTTATTACTATTATATCATACGATTGCCTTTTTGCAATCCTTTTCCTTCTTCTTTACTCTTTTGATGTCACTGTCTGCATTCTTAATTACGGTAAACGGTGTTGTAATTTTCATGGCATTAAAGGTAATCTTTTTTAGCATGATGTTCTGGAACTACCTTCGCTAATTTAATAGTGAGCATTCCATCCTCAAATTTTACATCCTCTACTTTAGTGTCGTCAGAGAGTGTCCAAGTTCTCTCAAAAGAACGTTGTGCTAATCCCCTGTGAGCATAAGTCTCAGGTTCTTTTTTCTCTTCCTTCTCACCTTTAATTATAAGTTTACCATATTCTGTATATACACTTACGTCTTTTCTCTTGAACCCTGCAAGTGCAACCTCAAGTCTGGACTCATGATTGCTAACACTTACAAGATTATATGGGGGGTAATTAGTACATCCTTCGTTAAAAAATCTCTCGAAGTAATCATCTAATCCAATACTGTTGCGATTTATCTTCTCTAATAAGTCTGGAAGATTGGCAGCGTGATACCTTTGTAATGCGTTCATTTGTTTTCTCCTTAAAAAGCGAGTGTTAATTTTGTCCCCGAAGGCGACACTATTAATTATACATAATAACCACCAAGCTTCTGTTCGGATAACTCATCTAACTGGGATCGGGTGTCTCTCCAATCCTCTACAGGGTGTAGATAACCGCCCCATTCTTTTACTGCTTCCCCTAAAGGATAATCGTTCTGACCTTCTTCCATCATATCTCCGAAGAAATGTATCTCATCACTTGGACTAAAAAATTTAATGATTTGACTTTTATCTTCATCTGATATATCAAGTCCTGTCTCTCCACCTATCTGAACATTTAACTCAGGATGATGTAATTTAATTCTTGATGCTATATTTTTTCTTTCACTAGTATTACGATCCCATTTTTTATAATCTTCCCTTTTATCAAAATTTAATTCTCCTCTACCAAGAATACTAAAGTTTATTCCACCTGGTCTTCGTTCAATATGATTACCTGTCTTATGTGGAAACGTGCTGTATTCTAATTCACCCTCAAGAAACTTTTCTAATGCATAAGAGGGTTCCCATTTTGACTTCCATATACTTCTATTTTTTTCGTAGATATCTGCACCAGAACATTGAAATACTCTCTTTGAGCGATTATAAACATCGAGTCCTACCTGTTCAATAGTTTTTTCTCTATCACTACCTGTAACTAAGTAAGTATCATATTTACAACAGAAAATAATAAACTCTGCCATAAAAGATAAGTTCATATGTTTTCTACTTGGAGTTAATGTTCCATCAACATCAAAGATAAATTTTTTCATACTACCTCCAAATCATACTCCCATGCTTCTATAACAATATTAGCAAACATTCTATCACTAAGCAAATCTAATTGCTCTCTTGCCTTTTCTTCATTTTCTGCAGTGAAGGTAAGTTCAATAATTTTTCCTATTCGTAAATCAGATACATCAATCTCTTTAGCAACCTTATTCACATTTGCTTTGATTGCATTTCCTGCAGCATCAGAAACAGACTCATATAATCTGATATAAACTCTTGCCTTAAATTTCATACTATGTTTATTCCTGCCAAATTAGCATCTTTAGTTAGTAGTTTAGAATCAGTCTCTGAAATAATAACACGGTTAGAGGAAAGTGCTTCCCATTGCTCATTCTCAAAATGAGTTTGTAACCATAGCATCCCATGAACACTTAGGGGTTTGAGAGACCTATTTGTTTTGTCAATTCTAGTTATAGAAATGTCCATATAATAAAAAAAGACCCTCTGCCCCACTCTCTTGAGTTGCATCTTAGGTCTAAATGTGTGTGAGGTGGGAGGTAGGAATACATTTCACCTACAAGTAATGGGAATCGCTAGTGCGAAAATTAGTACATTACAACAACAGTCCTTCTGGTGAGAAGTTCATCCGAAGATGCGGGCACCACCCCTGACCATTTACATTACCCCGCCTAATTCCAACAGGGTTGTTCAGTCACTCCCGTAAGAGAAGCGTCCCTCGCTTACAAATATAGTATAGCACAAAAAAAGAGGGTGTCAACCCCCTTCTTGTTTTATGCTGTAACTTTTGATATATTGAAGAAATGATTTAATGATCTAACTTGTTCATCCTTCCATTTAGTTGGAATTTCTTCCCATTTTCCAGCAATATGTTGTCCTTTTACATCAGCCATATACTTATCGAACCAATAACAACAATAGGCTACAGTGCGATTAAGTCCAGCATCTTTATGCCACGTTGTAGTTTTATTTTTAAATATATTTTCATTAGTCCATTCCCATATAATATGGGTAAGACCATCCCAAGATTTTCCAACCTTTCCAGTCAATTCTCTTTCATCAATAATACGTAATCCTTCCAATACTTTATCATCATCACAACCATATTTTTTAAGAGCCATAAGGGCAAGACATACAAGTGCTTGATCCCAATGAACAGAAGTTTTAATTATAGAATCAAGAACTTTTATTTCTTCCAAAAATGCTCCAACTTGACCTGGAAGTTCTGTTACTCTTATACTAAATTGATTCCAAGTTTCTGGATAATAGAAATGACAAGCTTTATTCAATCCACATAATATCTGACCTTTCTGAAATTTACTAGATATGGGAGTATAGTTATACATTCCAGATATAATACCATAAAATTTTTCTTGGTTTCTTTCTGTAGCATCAGGAGAATCAAAAGTATTATAACATTCACGAATACGGTCTGGATTATCAAAAGAATATTCGATAACTAATACTTCTTGTGGAACAGAATCAGATCCACCTGATTTCCAATTTAATGCACGAGTATTAGAATCAACTCTAAATTTAGCACCTGCTTTATACCTCTTACCATTTATTGTAGCGGGTTTTGTTAACTTACAAACAGCAACAACACAATGTTCTGGTATCAATTTTGATAAATGTTTTTTTGCTTTACTTAAACGACCTTCTGTATTTCTCTGACAAAAAACTTCTTCTAAAGTTGCAAATTCATTATAGGACATCCAGTAATGATTTATTACATTACTTTCTCTTATTGGTAATTCGGGCACTATTGTACCCTCTGGTTTAAAAATAGCCATAATTTTCTCGGTGTATATACAAAACACTCCCCGAAAAGGTGGGTCGTGTGAGATAACTTATTATAGCATAAAAAAAGAGGGTGTCAACTACCCTCTTCCTCTGTCTTCTTTTTCTTTGCACCAATATTATATTTCGTTTCTAATATCCATTCTCCCTTGTCCTTAAAGGATAATACTTTGATTTGATTTAATGGTGCAATATCTTGTATTCTTACTGTATCAACGACTCCAACCAACCCCCAGTCAGCAAGAAGTTGAGCAATACGATTCCGACGCTGAACGTCATTAATAGTAAGATTAGCGTGTTTGCCATCAAGGGCAAATAATTCTTTGAAGTGGACAAGATAGTATCTCCCTTGCTTATGAAGAATATGACACGATTGATATATCTTCTTTTCTTTCCTAGATGCTACACCGATTCTAGTTAAAGTCTCTCTTACTTTAAGGAAATCATCAGGTTCATTTAATGTAACTTCAACCATTTGGTCAGGATTCCACTTGACCTCTGGCTCTTTAACAACACTCATTTCGCTCCTCCAGTATCAAATTTAGATTTTATAAAGTTGAGTTGTTCTATTGTCAGAATTTTCAAAGTTTGTTTTGCTTTTTCGTTACTATAACCATAATAACGTTTTACATAATCAAGGTCTTTGATCATATCCTTACGAAGCCAAGGAGAAAATCTCTTCTTAGTTCTGAGTGTATTTATAAAAAAGTCGTATTGCATTTTCTTAGGTAAAAAATGATACTTATTCATTTCATTTGCAAACATAATTGCATCCAAATGTCCTGAGAAACAACGATTAATAATGTAAGGAGGATAATCCTTTTCAATGCTAGGGTCTTCATCAATTAAGTTTTTCTTTGATTGATTAATTGAGTTCAACCAGTCTTTTAGTTCAGCCATTTATCTGCTCATCATCCATTGTTTTGTTTCTAACAACAATACAATTGTTATCATAGTCAGGGTAGAACTCTAAGACATCCTTATGTCCCCAACATAACTCTTCATATAAACTATTCAACCTTCTCATGTCTTCATACATATCGGTTGGTTGTTGTGGTTGTTCAGGCATTGATTGGTTCCTCGATGTTGTAATTAAAAATTAAAAGTTCTTTTCTTGTTTTTTGTTCTCTCATATACTCTCCGACGGAACGCATCGTATATGTTAAGTCAAACTCAGCAGCATTCCAATTTTGGAATCTTTTCTTAACTAATTGGTCTGAATTATAACTTACTAATAATTTAGCATCAAACCCATCACAATGTGCTGCAAAGTCATCATGATTAAACTTTTTGTGCATTTCACCTTTTTTACCATATAGATTATCTTTGATATCATATGGTGGATCAAGATATATGAAATGTTTTCTTCTACGAAACCATAATATCTCATTTATTGAACTTGCATAATTATGATTTGTAATTCTCCAACCACTAATTAATTCTTGATATGCAGGTAACTTTGTAATACCCCTCAATGAGAAGTTAGAGTTACTTGCCTGTGCTGAGAATGATGAAGATTCAGTAAGACCACTGAAACTACATTTATTCACAATATAAAAAGCAGTAGCACGTTCAAGTTCACTCTTTGTATCATCATTGATGATATCTTTTGATTCATTAAATAAACCTCTTGCAAGGTCTGGTGTTGAATGAGAAGATTTTAATTCTTTAATTCCTCTTGCCAATGCTTCACCATCACTCTGCAATTGTATCCAAAAATTATACAAAGGTTTGTATAAATCATTTACATTAATGTGAAGATGAGGATATTTTTTAGTGATATGTATTGCTACACTACCACCACCTAAAAAAGGTTCATAATAGGAATCATAATCCCGTAGGTCTGGAATATAGGGTTCCATCTTTTTGCAAGCACGAGACTTACCACCAGGATATCTTAACGGTGTTTTAAGAGATTTAATTGACATCACCTAATGGCATAATTCCATAAGGATTATTTCTTTCTTCCAATATTTCCCATTCCATTTTAATTGTAATTATCTCAGTGAGATCACTTACTTTATTAGACATCTTACGATATCCTGAACCAACATATAGTTGTCCTAATACAACAGCAATGGTACAAGCACCCCAGAAAACGTAATACTTATTTGATTTGATTTGATGCTTTAATCTTGTAATGTTTTTCATAATGATTTAGAATTTGATTTAAGTGACTCAACTAATTCGTCACAACATAAAAAAATGTTTTTATAGTTTTGTTCTTTGCCTCGGTATACCTTAAAGTATTTCATGAGGATAGGTAAGATGTCATCCTTCATTTGAATTCACACTCCACCATAATTTCAGTTAAACATGCTAATAAATTAATTTCTTGGTCTGCAACGAATGCTATCTGATATTGATACTTTGCGATAATCAAAACAGCAGCAGGTATCGTGCCTGGTACAAGCACATCGTATAATGAGTCATATATTCGTCTCATTAATACACCTGTATCATTATCAAGATTATCCACACACCATTTCCGAACCTCAGAGAAGTTTTTCACCTTGAGATTTTTCATTAAGTCATTCACAGACACATCTGAGAATGCTGCTAGTATACCACTATCTATTTTTCCACTTACTGAGTATCTCTGACACTCATTTAACACTCTTCTCCAATCAGGAAAATGTTTATTAATTAATTCTGCTACAACTTTCTTATCCGCATCTATTCTTTCTTCTTCTAAGATTGTGTTCATTCTTTGGAAGAACTGTGCTGCAATTGTTGGTTTGTCTTTCTTACTAACACTAAAGTCAACAACACTGCACCGAGAGTGAAGTGGTTCGATGATTTTGTTTTTGTAATTGCAGGTAAATATAAATCTACAATTTCTGGAGAACTCCTCAATAGACGCTCTAAGAAGGAGTTGTACGTCGGAAGTGGTATTGTCTGCCTCATCAATGATGATGACTTTATGTTTCGACTCGCTTGTAAGAGAGACTGTAGATGCGAAGTTCTTTGCGTTGTTCCGAACAGTGTCGAGAAAACGTCCTTCATCCGATCCATTAATGACATAAAAATCTGCCCCTAATTGATGACACAATGCTTTTGCAACAGTGGTCTTTCCAATGCCTGGCGGTCCAGACAATAACATATTAGGTATCTCACCTTTCTTCACAAAGTCTTGAAACGTCTTCTTTGTTCTTTCAGGTAAAATACATTCGTCAATAGTTTTGGGTCGATATTTTTCGACCCATATAAAATCACTCATAATTCATAATAAAGGTTTGTTCTAAACTCTTTTCCGTTTTTGTTTAATGGATAGAATTGATACTACTGCTGCTGTTGCAAATACAACTGTTGCTGATAGTATTAGATATGTTGGGTCAAACTCAACATATGGTTGTGCTTCCCAAGTGCCTGGTAATGTGTAGACTGATGGGTTTGACAGAAAATACATCATTCTTTACTCCTCCATGTTTTTCTCATCTGTTTGTATGTATCATTGTATGCGACCAGATCTCTGACCTTCTTGAATATTCTAGCAGATTCTGCGTATTTGCAAGTGTTATGGTCTTTTTCTTGAGGTTTTATGTTACCTTTTGTATCATATTTCCTACCTGAGTGGTGATTTGCATACCTTCGGGATCTAGTAAATCCCATCTCCAAAAACTTACGACACATATCCATTCCAATAAAGTCTTTATCGTCACGATAATCAAGATACATGCCGTAGATGTGGTTTGATGACTCTACTGCGTCAGAGGGAGTTTTGAATCTCCAATGAGCACATATATCGTTAGTATAAGGGCGAACCAGTAGAACCCCTTGCTCGCCTCTTCCGATACGATATAGTTTACGAGTTTCCTCGTCTCGAAAGTTAAGCGTTTTGTAATTGTGGTCATAATCGAATTCTTTCATTTTATTCAGAGGGTATAGTAGTTAACCAGTTAGGTTTTTTATCTGGACATCTTAGGTAATTGTCTTTTACCCAAGATTTACTACAGATATATTTTTTGTATGCAGTAAAAGTATCAATACTAGTATCATACTTAAACTCATCAGGACCTGCAAAGGCAAACTTTTTCACATTTCTAAGAATAGAAAAATCATCCTCTCCTGAGTATTTAAGAAAAACACCTCTTGCTTCATTGATTGTGTTGGAACAAGAATGAACTTTTCCATATCTCTTATAGTATTCATAGCATAAAGAAGTTCCATGTGCAATCAACCACGCAGTATTCTTAATATCTTCTGCTGCCCATACGGTGCAAGGGTGTCCTCTAAATGCACCTTTGATTGTCTTGTATGGGTTGCCATCTTTTTTGTGTAGGAGTTCATCTCCCCAATTAAAATACCACTTGGAAAATACAACTGCCAGCATCTGGCAAGTCTCAAGTGGCATCTTTACAATGTGTTTGTCTGGTAGAACCTCTGCCGATTTATGGGGGCAAGGGTCAGTCACGAATATGTTCATAATGTGGAGGGGTGTAATGATCGTTCCAGTGTCGAATGTTACCTGCAACGATGAAACAGTTAGTGATAACTAATTGTAAGAAAATAAAAGTGCGAATGATGCAAATTGTATTATCATACTTTTTAGTTGTCTCATCATGGAAGGAACCTAAAGCATACTTCCATATATTCCATATTGTAGCACGTTTTTTCATTCTTGACCAGTATTATGTTTTTGTTTTCTTACGGCAGCTTCTTCAAGAACAGTATACACACTTTCACGTATTGCTCTTCTTCTTCTCCAATCATCATTATGCATTTTACGGTATTGCTCTGCTCCTAGATTATCAAGAAAATCATTAGTCATTATACAGTGGAAATAAATTA